GGAGTCAACAACACCGCCGGTCGACTGGCAGGCCCGAGCCCTGGAAGCTGAGACCAGGGCGAAGACGTTCGAGAGCAAGTATCGGGGTCTGCGCCGGACAGTTGCCGAGGTAGCTACCCGAGAGGCCCGCCAGCGTGGCTGGTGCGGCGAAATCCAGGATGTCCTGAGCGACATCGATCCGCTGCTTCGAATTGTCGAGCCTGTCCGGCACGACTACGAGGCGGTAGTCACTGTGAGGATCGCGCTGCCCAACCAAACCGAAGTGCCCAGCAAGGTGAGCGTCAGGAGGCTCGCGGCGGACTACTACAATGACTGGCGCAGGCTCCCCGACGGCACCACCATCGTCCGGGGTGGCATGACATTCAGCGCGACAGCTGAAGTCATCCAGGCCCCGGCCGACGAGAAGGCGGCTGTTTACAACCCGGAGCTGGATGCTGACGATCTGGCGGCCCTGGGTGCGCAGGCTGTGCCGATGCCCCAGGTCGACGTCACCGACGATGACGATGACGATGACTTCTAGGTAACAGAAAACCCCAGGTCCGGAGGGAGTCACTGCCCCAGACCTGGGGTTTTCCATCTTGGGGAAAGGAGATGACCCGCGAAGGCCGTCCTAGGTGAGCTTACCTCACTTGGCCTTGGGTGCGTAGCTTCCGCCCTTGATCCTGACCAGCGCCCTTGCCTCCTGCTCCGAGGCGACAATCTTCGTGGTCCCGTCGGCCAGGGTGACGCTGAACTGGGTCTTGGCTTTGTTGCAGTTGCACATGGTGACTCCTCTCAGGCTGCGCAGCCGCAGCTGTCATCGGAAGGTAGCAGATCTTGAAAGGCCTCAGCGACGATGCGGGCTCGGTCCGCCCGGTCGGCAAGATCCAGGAAGACATCGACGTCGTTGAAGATGCTCACGTGATCGGTGTGCTCATGCACGGACTGTCCCTCGGTCACCATGAGAGCAGCAGTGAGCGATTCGTCGCCTACTATCGGGAATCCTGGGTCGTTAACTGCCAGTGCGGCCACCAACTCCAAGTTGCCGTTCACCCTGCGCCAGTCACCCGACAAGGGGCTGCGACGCAGCTGAGCAGCCCTGGCCTCATCCGCCTCTGGTACCAAAGTACCAGCAACCCAGATGCCAAACTTGTCCTCACCTGCGTTAACCACGGCCACGCATGCCCGCGCGTCGTCATAATGCTCGGCAGCTGGAATCACCCCGAAGTTTTTGTCAGCGTGGCCGATGCCGATGGTAATCTTTCCGACCCGGATGATGGAGTCGTCGTCACATTTGACGGATCCCTGCTTGAAATACTGGTAGTTGGTAGCAGACTTCGGGGCAAGGACGCATTTGTTGCCAACAGCTAGATGGCAAAGTTTCCACGGAGCCAAATGCCCGAACACCCGACCATCATCGGTGACGGTGAGTGGGGTGAGCTTCTTGAACTTCGGGTCAGCGAACGCAACCCTTGGCGGATATAGGATCCCAGCCGCAGTAACCGCCTGGGCGGATTCATCTTCCAATGTGAACACTTCGGCCCCCTCCAGGGTGGCTGTGGTGGTTGGCTTCGCCTCAGCTGAAGTAGCTCCAGCCCGTCCGCCTCGCTGCCAAGGTGCGATGACCCTGGGGTCGGCGTAGGTTTCGCGCAGCACGTCGTAGATCTGAGTGACGACTTCCTGAAGCTGGGTGATCTCAGCTTCGGGCACCACATCCAAACCACCGTGTCCGTTGGACAGGAAAGTCCCGGCACTGAACACAGCCCTGGGAATGAGGGTCAGCTTGCCGTTGTGGATGTCGGCGATGGGAAGCCGATACGATTCCCGGTTCGTCGGCGGCAGCGACTTGTCCTGATACAGGAACGCCTTGCCGAATCTGCTCGGATCCCCACCTGACCATTCGGCGATGCGGGTGATGGCTTCGTCGAAGGTGAACGGGGTTTCCCTGGGTGCGATGGGCATGGAGCGCCAACTCGATTTGTTAACGGCGAAGGTCACCCGTTGGACACCTGCGCTGGCGAGGATGGACATCTCCTCGTCGTTGTCGACGGTGATGTGGACCTGCGGGAAAGCCGGTCCCATGACGAAGGTGAGCGCATGGACGTTGGCCCTGGTTACTTTGATAGCGAAGTCTTCGTCTGGCCGGTCGGGATGTGGGACGACTTCGTAGGCCATGTCGGGGTCGAGGTCAACACTTGGGCCTATGAGTCCCTTGTCCAGGAGGTAGACAGCTTCGACTACCTCTGGCACGACCCGGGGGTCTAGGAACTCTCCCCTACCCCAGATGCCACCTTCTCCGGCGTACTGGGCATCCCAGCTGGCCACGATGACAGCACCGTCGTGCCCGGCTGAGGTGACGCGTTGCCAGCCCGCAGCCAGTGGGAACTCGCGATAGGTCAGAGCCTGGGAGGCGAACATGCGACGGTCCCCAGTGGCTGCCTCTTCTGGGGCAACAAGGCCATGCCAGCGGATGGTCATCACGCCTCCTTAATGATCAGATCGCAGCGGCAGAAAATCACGTTTGCTGCCATGCCTCTCGGGTCTCCCGGATACGCGAGGTCTTCCCCACCGACTTGGAACATGTCGCGCAGCTTTCGGGTTTGGCCATCTGCTCGACGATGCGCTGGTCGGGCGCTGTCGTCTTCCTCTGCGTCCCACGTTTTAGTCCACCCGCGTCCCGTTGGCGGCTCGTAATACATTGCTGCCCCAAGTGTCCCACTTTGCCAGGCTCTATGCGTTTCCGTTACCGCTATCACTTTTGCCCGGTTGGCCCAGTTTTCGCTGCCCGTGAAGGTGAGGACGGCGTCGACTCGCCTGGCGATCTGCTCGACGTCCTCACCTGCCCTATGTCCGGATTCGATAGCGTCGAAGATCATCCGGTAGACGTCGTCAGGCATCCGGACCAGCAGATTCTGGGTGAGCTGGAGCTGGGCGATGACAAAGCTGTCTGTCTCGATGAAGTCCTGTCCTGATTGCAGCTCCCAGGCGGCCCCAGCCACATGTGCTAGCTCAGGTACCAAGTCGGCGACTTCGGCGCTCCACGCGGCCCTGGTGGCGTCTATGGCACTGGGATCTGGGTGCAGTCGGTCCCGCATCACGAGTTGGCGAACCGCGTCAAGCCAGCGGCTGAGCATGCCGCGCACATGACCGAGGATGCGTGGCTCAAAATCAGATGGGCCAGCCATCAGATCAGCCCACAGGTCCGCAGCTGCTTACGCAGATCCTCGATGTCATGTGGACGTGAAGCGACCAGCAGATCGGCGCAGTAACTGCGAAGGGCTCGCTCCAGATGTTCCACGTCCACATCGATGGCAGCGACATCTGAGACCAGGTAGTCAAATCCACGATCCAGCAGCCGACCCGCCTCGTGGGCAGGGACCCGGATCTTCGTGTGCAGCTCAAACTTGGGCAGATCAGGCCACTGACCTCGATGCTGACGGGTCAGCAGCTGACCCCCGGCAAGCTCCAAAGCCCTGCGCACCACAACGTTTGAGGCAGCCAGGATCGGGTCAGGTGCGAAGGTGATCTCCATGCCTGAGGCCAGGATCGGTGTGCCGCCCTGGCTGCCCCGGCTTGGCCCAGGATCCCCGGGTGCCACCGGCCTTGGCTGGTTGTCCACGGAGCGCGCTGGAACCGGTGGGGGTGGTGGACCTGGGGCGTTGGGATCCCCGGGTGCCAAGGCCAGCGGCTCGGGCATCTCAATGTCCAGACCAGCTGCTTCGACCAGCTGAGGGACGTTGATCAGGGTCGGGTCGCGTTCCATCAGCATCCGGACGAACTTGCGGGTGTCTTCCTCTTCGTCCATGGCGTCGGTCATCGGGTTGTAGCTGCCCGCGAGTAGAACAGCTTTGGCGTTGGCGATGCCCAGGGTGTACAGGTTGATGGTGTCCTGAAGCCGGTTGGGACGCACGGTGAGTGGGGCTGTGTCGAAGGCCAGCTGGTAGCGCTCCGGGTCTTTGCCCATGACCTGGAGCAGCGGCTGGAGGTAGGCCCGGGTGAGTCCGTCGCAGATCCGGTTCATCAACGGTTCGATGTGGATCTTGACGAATGACTCTTCGATGTGCCAGGACGACAGATGGTTTGTGTCGCCCATGCCCAGCAGGACTTCCTGCGGGATGTTCATACCGTTGGCGATGCGCCGGATGGCTGTCTCGCGATACTCCTTCACCCGATCCGATAGCTCAGACTCGAACTTGATCGGCTTGTCGGCCATGTGTTGCAGGTATTCGCCAGGGATCTCGACAAACACGGGCACCACGCCAGCGGCGCTGCCCTGCTGAGTCCGGGAAGCTTTAGCCGCTTCAGCCATCATCTGGAACAGGTCGTCAGCTGACTGCGGCGCTGAGGAGTCGGTGGCCGGGGTGCTCATCTCGGCGGGGACGAAGTACAAACCAGCACCGGACAGGCGGCTGTCGATCTGGCTGAGTTCGAACAGGTTCAGCTGCTCCAGCTCATACAGCTGCTGCATGCATGAGCGGGTCGGGGAGTCGGCGAAACGCATCCGCTCCGGATCTGGGGTCCACAGCCGGATGACCAGATCGGAACCTTTGATGATCTTGTATGGTCCGTATCCGAGATCAACGGTGATCTGACCGGCTCGGCGCTTCAGCTCCGTGGTGGAGACAACCGACCAGGAGTCAGGATCAAAGCCCCGGCGGGCCTTGCCGATGATGTAACACTCCCCGGCGATGGTCAGGTTCGCCGCAATCGCTTTGAGGGCTTCAGCTTTGCTCGCCGGTCCACCAAACAGGGTGTCGGAGATGGCCACGATCTCGTCATCGTCAGTGACCTCCCCACCAACTCGGCCAAGGGCGTCGACGTCGGCGACGAAGATGCGCACCCGCGAACACGCTGAGCCCACGTAGTCGGTGATGTAGTGCAGCTCAGGGGTGCTGTGGAAGTAGCGCCAGCATTCGGTCTGCCACGCTTCCATGGTGAAGCGGTAGGTGTCCCAGAGCTGGTCGCTGGGTTTGATGACAGCGGCTGAGGCGATCAGCGACTTGGGCACCGGCAAACTCGCCATCAGCTCACCTTCGATGACCGGACCTGAGGCGATCATGGGCTTTGGCATGGGCTACCCGATCCGGCTGGCGAGGAAGGAACCTGTGAACGCCACGGCCAGGAAGGCAAGGAAGGCGTACCAGGCTGTGATGAGACTGAAAGGCATGGTCAGGGCGTAGGTGGTGATGGTGAACAGGCCGGAGAACCAGATGCCCCAGCACCAGGGGCAGATGACTCCACGGAAGGCGAGGCTTTCGATGCCGAACTTGCGCCCGACAGCCACTCGGATGAATTCGGTGATGTCGTCTTCGACCATGAGGACGCATGCCCTCGCCACGGCTAGGGCCAAGACGATGAGGACATAAGGCTCGATCACGATCTAAGAGTAAACGGACATACCCCAACAAGGTAACTCAACGGGTATTAATCCACATAGAAGATGGCGCAGTGGTGCGCATGTGTTTGCGTTCCCCGGCCATGAGATGCCTACAAGCGTGGACGAGGGCGTCCATCCGGTTGGGTGAGGCATGGGTGTCGGTGGGATCGAAGTTCAACATTTCTTCCTCAAGCTGACTGAATCCACCGTGGTGGTGGACGCTGTTCTGCTCGTATCGCAGCGCCACTGGCTCAGCTCGAAGCCGTTTGCTGATGCGTGAGTCGGTTGTCTTGACCGGGGGCCGGGAGTGCTGGGGGAACATCATGTCCTGGTCGCGCATTTCAAGGAAAGTGTCCCGCAATGTCTCTTTCATGAGCTTTTTACCCATGTTGTCCTCGATGACGACGGTGTCGGCACCCCAGCGGTAGTAGACCTGCCAGATGTGCTGATAGGCGACACGCCCGGCCGCTGGAATGGATTCGTCGGCCAGGACGTACATGTGGTTGCGGGCGTCGCGGCCCACGACGATGACACCCATCTCGTCTCCGTCGTCGGTGAGAGTCGGGTCAACCCCGACGGTGACGTGAGTGAATATGATGTCATCTACGGATTCAACCCGGTTGAGGTCGATGTCGGCGAAGTTCCAGATGCTTCCATCGCGGATGTCAAGCAGTTCACCGTGCAGCTCCTGACGGCCGATGGACGTGCCCGCATAGCGGCGCTGCAACTCCTCCAAGGTGTAGTGGGACAGGTTCGCTGCATTGTCAAATGTCGATCCTCGAATGAGCCTGACGGTGCCGTCGGTTCGGCTCACCCATTCACGAAGCAGCTCAATCGGCTTAGGCGTGGTGGTGATCAACGTCCGTGGATGATCATTGACCAGGTCAGCGCGCAGCGAAGGCATGATGCCCTCGTACCAGGACTCCTTCGGACGTTTCCATTTGCAGATCTCGTCCAGCACCGCACCTGCGGCGTTGTAACCACGCCCGACGTCAGGGGAGTCCGCACCAAGGAAGTAGATACGCGACCCGGTGTCAGTGAAAACAATCGTCGGCTTCGGATGACGGACGTAGGTATAAGGGATCTCGCGCCGGTCCAAAACACGCAGAACACCCGAGGGGCCTTCAATGGAAATGGTCCTTGCATCAGACAGGGTCTGGGCGATCATCAACCATTCAGTGGGGAAACCCTGACGATCATAAGGGTGGTCCAAAGCCTGCTGGACCAACCATTCCGATGCGAGCCTGGATTTGCCGAATCCACGACCGGCGAGGATGAGGCACAAAGACCAGTCCCCGCCGGGTGGAATCTGCTCCGGCCGGGCTGTCCACCACCATTCCTCACGCGCTATCTCGGCAAGGATGTCAGGTGGTTGGGACAGCACCCATTGATGCCTCTCCTGCGCGGGCAGTTCCGCTACGCGTTCTGCCAGAGAAAGTCCCATGACCCCACCATACAGCCCTTATGTCCGATTCGCTGCTTATCTGATGCTTGACTTGTAAGGGGCGGTGAGGTCTAAGATCAGCGGCATGGCCCAACCGACCCGCGACGACCTCGTCAAACTTGGCTTCTATGTCACGCTTGAGGGAGATCTTGCACAGCTGCGCAAAAAGGTCGGGTTGACCCGAAATGCCCAGGCACGTCTGATTGGGGTGGATTCGGAGGCTTTGCGGCAGTGGGAAGGCTTGGGCAAGGCCATGACCCTGGACAGCGCTAAACGCATCGGGGAGTGGTTCCACTGGGCCGAGGAAGCCTTGGAGGAATTGTCGGAGCTGGGTGTTAACGTCAGCGATCTCGTCCCCGCCAGTACAGCTGCCCAACATCTGGGGGTGCGGACGGAGGATCTGGAAGCAGAAGCTGATGGGGAGGCTCATATGGCACAACATAGGCATGCGGTTCTGGGCGTTTTGGGGACCTTCCTGTACCGGTCCGATATCCCCTCGCTGAAAAACAAGATTCGATGAAGCTGTGCCTCAAATGTGGCAAGCGCATGGACGAAGTCCTCACCATGGCGGGCAGCGAATTCCATCCCACCTGCCAACCTGTGAATGAGCTGGAAGTAGCAGCAGAAAATCTGCGCCAAGACCTCGTTGACATCATCCGGTGGACTGATCAGCGCTCAGCCCGCAGCATGCAGAAGACCATCGGCCCGTCGGAGCTGGGTGACGAATGCCTGCGCAAGATTGCCTACCGGCTGGCTGGGACACCTGAGGTCAACGACTGGATGGACCCGCTGCCAGCGATCGTCGGCACTGCCATCCACACCTGGATGGAGTCGGCGGTCAGCAACTTCCAGAAGATCCACCACATGGATCGCTGGCAGACCGAGCTGACCATCCACCCCGACCCCAACGTTGTCGGCCACGCTGACCTGTACGACTCGGAGCTGCAAGCCGTCATCGACTACAAGACGGTCAGCCCCACCAAGCTTAAAGAGTGGAAGTCAAAAGGCCCGTCGGAGCTGCACAAGGATCAGGTGAACCTGTATGCCCGAGGATGCGTCAACGCCGGTTTGCCGGTGCGGTTCGTCTGCCTCGTCGCCATCCCCCGCTCCGGCTGGCTTTCTGACATCCGCGTCTGGCTGGAGCGCGCCGAGCCAGATCGAGCACAGCGTGCTCTTGACCGAATGTACGGACTTGCCGACACCCTCATCGCCCAGGGTGATCAGCTCGACTTCGAAGCCATCGCAGCCAGCCCGGGCAAAGGTTGCTCCTACTGCCCCTGGTATCGCGGAGGCGTGGGAGTTGCTTCGACGCAGGGCTGCTGCGGAAACGCCGTTGACGCTATGAGCAAGTTCGGCGAGGGGATGGTTGAGTGATGACATTCGATGGGTTTGGTCCAGATCTGCAACGTGAGCTGGCTGCGGTGCTCAACCGCAATAGCGTGGACGCTAAGACCGATACGCCGGATTTCATCCTGGCTGAGATGTTGATCGGCACGCTCACGGTTTACCGGATGACTCGCAAAGCCACCCAGCAGTGGCTCGGAGAGGGCTCCAAGTTTCCACACAACGACACACAAACTAACTAATCCGACTAACAACTAACCAAAGGGGATGAGATGGACGCCCAGTCCTTTCTCATGGGTTCCAGCAACCCAGGTTTCAGCTTCCGCCAGTTCGGTGACCGGATCGTTGGTCAGATCCTGGCCCCGCCGACGGTTCAGCAGCAGAAGGTTTTCAAAACCAACGATCCGGCGTTCTGGCCCTCCGGGGATCCGAAGTTGCAGATGCTGGTGTCCGTCGCGACCTCTTTCCGCAACTGGGAGGGCATCGCCACACCTGACCGGGCTCGACCGGACACAGGTGAGCGGACCATCTACGTCAAAGGCAAGCACTTCGAGAAAGCAGTGAAGCAGGCCATCCTGGAATCCGGGGCGAAGTTCCTGGCTGTGGGCGGCTGGGTGGACATCACCTTCACTGGTGAGGACATGGAGTCCGACGCTGGGCAGAAGCCGAAGCTGTTCGCGGTGCGTTACATGCCACCTGCACCGGGGTCTGCCCCAGCACCAGCTGCTCCAGCCCAGCCGAGCTACCCGCAGCAGCCAGCGCCCCAGGCACCTGGCCACGCTGGCACCTGGACCGCTGGATGGGGTGCGCCACCACAGCAGCCACCCCAGCAGGCTTACACGCCTGACCCTTGGGCGACTACACCTCAGGCCGCCCCGAGGCCGCCAGCTCAGGCTCAGCCGGTTTGGCACCCGCAGCATGCGCCTGTTGGCTACGCCGACCCGACTCCGGTGTCACCGGCTCACCATGAGCAGGGTCCGCCACCGGCTTGGGCCACTGGGGGTCCGTCGGCTCCACCGGCTCAGGTCAGCCCGGCACCCCAAATGTCCACTTTAGCGGCAATTCGGGCAACACAGGCAGACCCGGCCAATGGGGCAGATCAGGCTCCGTTCTAGTAAGATCACGGGGCTGGACCAGGAAAACTTGAGATGGCTTCCCAGTCCAGCCCCAGTCCTTTAGGATCAGCCCACCACTCCGATCTTCGTCGGGAACGCAAAAAGCCCAGAGTTGGTAGCTCTGGGCTTGCGGTCCACTCCCGATGCTAGGCAGGAGTGGACGAGAGAAACAAGGTATGTGCATGATAGCAATCGAAGAACCCCAGGTCAAACACTCCTACGACCCAAGTGCCGTACGGGGGTGGCTCGACCTTCTCCATGCCAGTTCACCAGGGCTTATACACATCTGCTCCGTGGGCAACTGGGTTGGCCGCACCTTCTCCGATGCCGCCGACGCCGCCGACTACGTGGCCCGGCTCGACGCTTCAGGTGCCGAAGGCATCTACATGCGGACCACCACACTAAGCGGCATACCACGTGATGAGTCCGGACGCCCCGTTCGCGGTGGAGCTGATCTGTCCCAATCCCTACCAGGCTTCGCGGCTGACATTGACATCGAAGGCCCAGGCCACAAGCACGACCCGGCCAAGCACGAAGGCCGTCGACTGCCTGCCACCATCGCCGAAGCCATCAGTATCGTCACCGAAGCTGGCCTGCCCCAGCCGACCTTGTGGGTTCACTCCGGTGGCGGACTCTACCCATGGTGGCTTCTGGAGGCCTCACGCATCCTTGGTGAGGATGAGGGGCAGGTGCCGCTGGCCGAAGCTGAGCTGATCTCCAGCCGACTTCAGCAGATCCTGCACCACACCGCGAAGCGGCTTGGCCTGCACTACGGTGCCGAGGTTGGCGACTTGGCCCGGGTGCTTCGGATCCCCGGCACCGTGAACCGCAAGGCCGGTGGAGCTGTCACCGCCCAGGTGCTTCAGCCCGCCTCATACGAGTTCTACACCTTCGAAGCTTTCGCCGACCAGGTCAACCAGATCTTCAAGGCCCTGCCGGTTGAGGAGGCACCCCGCCCCGTCAACCCACCTCGCATCCCCACCCCAGGTGAGGCCCTGACACCTGGTGCTGACTTCGCCGCCAGGACGTCCTGGTCGCAGATCCTTGTGCCCCACGGCGCAACCTACATGTACTCCCGAGGTCAGACAGGCTACTGGCGTCGGCCGGGCAAGGACTCAGGTGGGCATTCGGGCACCACTGGCCGGGCAGCTGACGAAGATCGGCTGTACGTCTTCTCCGGTGAGTGGGCACCCTTCGAACCCAACAAGGCATACAACAAGTTCGCCGCGTATGCCCTCATCCACCATGGCGGGGACTTCAGCGCGGCTGCTTCTGATCTTCGCAAGCTTGGCTACGGTGGGGCGCGGGAGCCTTCCGTGCCACGCGTTGACCTGACATCCATGATCGAACCGAAGATGATCGAGCAAGCCCAGGCTCCATCCCCACCACCAGTTCCACCTATTCAGCCTGGACCTCAGGCTGATCAACCGGCTCCGGCCGACTATGTCCCATCCGACGTGGGCAACGCGGTTCGGATGAAGGACATGTTCGGTGATAGTTTCCGCTGGCACTTCCACCAGAACACCTGGTATCAGTGGAATCAGATGAGCTGGCGTCCCGACATGACGGCTGGGATCAACCAGGCCGCCGTGAAGATGACGGAGCAGATCTTCGCCGAAGCTCGGCAGCTCAGCATCGAAGACCCCAAAAAGGGTGAGAAGCTGTACAAATGGGGCGTTTCCTCGCAGTCCCATCAGCGTATCCGTTCAGCTGTCAGCCAGTTCGCCGCGCAATCTGATATCACAGCAGGCTCAGCCGACTTCGACTCGCGCAGGGAACTGATCACCGTGGCGAACGGGACACTCAACCTGCTCACTGGGGAACTGGGGCCGCACGACCCGAAGTTGATGCTCACCCGAGTCTTTGGTGCACGCTTCGACGCAGCCGCCAAAGCGCCTAGGTTTGAAGCATTCCTGGCTCAGCTCATGCCTGACCCGGCGGTGCGTGACTACATTCAGCGTGCCTTGGGTTACACGCTGGCCGGGGAAGTTGACGAACGATCCATCTTCATCCTATATGGACCGTCGGGCACTGGTAAGTCCCAGTTCTTGAGCCTGATGACGAAGCTGTTCGCTGACTTCGGTGGCACCGCAGCCGCAGCTGCCTTGCGAGTCAACAGGTCTGGGCAGACCAATGACCTACATGGCTTGCGGGGCAAGCGTTTCGTGGCCACCTCGGAAACTTCGGAGAGGGCTGTCCTGGATGAGGAACTGATCAAGCGCCTCACTGGCAGCGATGAGATCGTATCCCGGGACCTGTATGAGAAGAACCAGTCCTGGGACCCTGAATGTTCCATCTGGATGGCGACGAACTTCTTGCCACAACTGGACGCTGATGACTCCGCCATCTGGGCACGGGTCAAGCCGATCCACTTCAACACCCAGTTCAGCCGCGACGGGGCCAACAAAGCTGTCCCTGACATCGGTGCGAAGATCCTTGCCGAAGAGGCATCGGGGATCCTGAACTGGCTTCTGGCTGGTTTGGCCAAGTATCGCGAATCGGGCCTGGGTGAGCCAGCTGCGGTGAAGACTTCAGTGGCCGCACACAAGCTGGAGTCGGACACCGTGGCACAGTTCATCGAAGACGGCCTTGCTGAGGGCTTGATCGTCGAAGCCGCCGAGGAGCGAATCGACTCCGGTCACCTGTTCCGCATCTACCAGGAATGGTGCGGACGGAACATGATCAAACCGTTGGGCGCGAAGAAAGTCGTACGCAGACTCATCGACATGGGCTATGAGCGTAAACGCATATCAACCTGGCATTGGGTGGGACTCAGGGTCGGGATGAGTCATGGCATCCTGGGGACGATGTAGCTCAGGTCCAGGTGCCCGGGGTGCCGCTGACGGTGCACAGATGCCACACCCCGAGTGAGTCCAGGATGACGTCCCCGGCGAGCCAGGCACCGGCCGCCGGGGCACCTGGGGTGGCTTTCAACCCGGCCATGGTGAACGGGCCCAACCCGTTTTTGCCACCGATGGTCAGCGGGCCGGTCATGACATCCCCGGCTTTGAGGACGTAGATGTCATGGTCGTGGCTGATGGGTGCGCAGGCTGTGCCGTCAGGTGTGCAGCTTGAGCCGTTGCCTGCCACGGTGGGGAGCAGGTCGGCGAACTCGACGACGGGGCCTGGGCCGTCCAGGGACATGCGGAACGTTTCCGTCCACACATCTGTGGCCACCAGAACCCGGTAGGTCCAGTCCAGGGGGGTTACATCTGGGTTATCGGTGGTGGGTAGGA